CCTCCTGCGCCCCGAGGTAGTGCCCTGCCTTCCGTAGCGTTGCCTGCCCGTTGCTAATCACGACGTCCCCTAAGTGTTATTGACGATGCCAACGATGATGCCGGTGATTGCGCCGCCGGCCAGAAGCCAGACGACGCGGCTGGTTGCAGCTGCGCCCTGCAGACGCGCACGCCAGAGCTCGATTTCGAACACTCGCCCTTCAAGCTTGCCCAGGCGGTGATTCGCTTCGCGCTGAAGCTTCTCGACGGTCGCCAGAGCATCGCGCAATTCGCGTATGTCCTCGCGGATCGTGTGCGCGTCCTCGGGGCTCATGCGATGCCCTTCACCACCAGACTGTGCTGGTCGAAGTTACCGCCGTTGACGTTGGCAGTACCGATAAGAGTGAAGGTGTTGGTTCCTGCGGTCAAGCCCGTCATTACAAACGTTCTTGACGCTATACCGTAACCAGTAGTGCCTGGTGCGGTGGCGCCAGTGGCAGCCGACGCAACCGTTCCTGTTTTCACGTTAAGGGTGCAGAAGTTGTTCGACAGGGTTGCTCGCGCCGTCATCATTACCAACGCGCTGGTCCCAGTAACCAGCGTGACGCTTGTATTGGCGGCTGACACGACCAGATCAGCGTAGGAAGTCGTCAGCGCCTGAGAGGCTGCAGTTGCGGCTGCGCCGACTTCTGTGACGCAAACCCACACAGAACCGTTGTAAACGGTCATGACCCCAGTTGGCACTGAAGTTGACGTTGCACCAGTTGCGGTGGGAACGGTTGGTGCTGTCAGGTATGCCCGCATTCCCTCTTGCAGGGTAATTGGCGCCAGCGCGCCAGGGTTTGCAAAGGCCGTGTCACGCGCAGCCTCATTGGTAAACGTGGCCTGCCCAAAGAACAAGGCTTCGCGCACCTTGTCCATTGCAGCAGCGGTAAGAATCTGCCCGCTGGTGAAGTCTCCGGTATCTGACCAAGCCATGAACTACTCCTTAGAAGGCCAAAGCATTTTCGTCGAGTTTGCCGAGAGGGTCATTGTCCAGCGTGAAGTATGCGCGGGAATCTAGATGTTCGAAGGTAAGCCTAACGCGGTGGTCTCCTGGGCGAATGGTGTGAGAAATGCCACTGACAATAAGCGGCTCGCTGACGCTTGCCGGGGTGCCCACGCTGAAGGACTTCTGAACAGTCACTACGTCGATGAGGTCAAGGCTGAGAACGGCGGTCTGGTGTGCAGAGTCAAGCGCCGCCAGCTGCAAGTCGACGCCGGTGAAGCGGAGAACAGGGTCCTTGTGAAGTGCGAGAAACGCCTGGGCAAGGTCAAGCACTTCGCTGGTGGTGTGGTTCAGCAGATCGAGCTTTGAATACTGCGACGCTTGGTATCGGGCAACGCTGGTCGAATCAGAAGCCGTCTGGACATTGCCGGCGGGCGACTGCATCTGAATGCTGTTGAAAAGCAGCTCGTCACCGAACTGGTTGGTCAGCGACTGGTACGGGATCCCGGTTCCGTCGTCAGTGAATGAGGCCACGGATGCCGGATTGAGGTTGCGGGTCCGGTCAACAAACGTCAGAACGTTTGTGTGGCTCATGAATAAGAAACCGCCTTCAGACGCTGTAACGCGCTGAAGGTAACTGAGCACGTTGGTTCCGTCTGGAACGTCATAGGCGCTGCCGCCGCCGGGCGTGCCCCCAAGGGTGCTGGCCCCGGTGTCGAGAAACGTGCCGCCCTGGTACCCGATTTCAGGCCGGGTGAGCGACGCCGTAACCCTTGCGCCAGACTTCTGCTCAACGGGCTCCCAGGCCGCAAAGGTCATGTTGGCCAGAATGGTGAAGTTGTCGGCACACTGGGCCGTCATTACGTTCCCGGGTTCTACAAAGTCGTAATCCAAATCCCAGTCAGTGACGGTGCCCGCGTAGATCGGCAGGCCGTCTGCGTAGACCTCGACAGGCTGGCGCGGGCCAATGTACGGGTAGTACGGCGAATCCTCGTTCAGCGGGTCCAGATCGCGTGCGGGGTCGTAAAACGTAAGTGACGCGGTGCCGGCGTTGAACTGCTCTGTGTCGCGGTTGCGACCACGGTTGATCGTAATGCTCTTGACCATGGTGGTGACGTCGAGCATCTGAATCCCGCTCAGAGTGCCGGTGTCCAGTAGGCCGTATGTCGCGTTATCAAGCTGGAAGGGCGTGGAAAAGCCCGTCGTTTGCTCAAAGCCAACAAGGACTTGAATGGTCGGCACGCTCATGCAGCTGCGAACGCTGGCCCTGAGCGCCGCTGCGCCCGCTGAATTGCCTCAATGATCTGCTGGCCCACCTGGTCAGGCGTGGACACAAGCCCCGCCTCGATGTTGATGATGATGCCGCCCATGCCGCCGGCACGGTTCAGAGGAATGACGGCCTCAGGGCCAGCCTCACCAATCAGAGCAAACGTAGGCTGAGTGACAATGCCGCCCTTGGCCATTCCCTCAATTTCGTTGCCCCTCATGCCGCCGCTCCCGGCGCCTGGGCGAGTGAGGTTGGGGACGCCCCGTGAGCCCTTATCCCATGAACCCAGCAGCTTAAGCAACTTCTCCAGACCGCTAATGGCCAGTGCAATGGGCGCAAACGCGGTCTTAAACGCGGTTTCCAGCACGTCGAGCGCAGGCCCGGCGTTCTCCTTGATCCACTCAAACGCGCTTTTCAGCGCCTTGACAAATCCGGCAATGATCGGGCCAACGGTGTCCCTGACAAACGTGAAGGCGCCCCGTAACGCACCAAACAGCCCGTCGACGATTTCTCGGAAGGTGTCGCTGGTCTTGTAGGCGGTGACGAACGCGGCCACTAGCGCAGCGACGGCAAGCACCACGACCCCTATTGGGTTGGCGCTCAGGGCAATGTTGTATGCAATCTGGGCAGCGGTCAAGATTGCCGTCGTTGCAGCTGCCACCTTCATTGCAGCGTTGACGGCCAGGACGACGATTGACAGGGCGCCCACGGCCGCGCCCAGTGCGACAACCACGCCGCTGTTCTCCTGCACGAACGCGGCCATGCGCTGCAGGATTGGGAGGAACGCCTGGATGATCGGCAACAGGGCCGCGCCGATGCTTTCCTTGGTTTCCTCGATTGCGATGCCAAACCGGCGGAATTGGCCGGCAGCGGTGTTTGCGCTTTCGGACGCGGCGCCCCCGGTGAGCTTTGCGAGCTCGGCCTGCGCGGCCTCAAAATCCTTTGACTTGATGATTCCCTCATCAAACCCGGGGATCAGTTTCTTGAGGGCTCCGAGGTTGCCCCCGTATGCCTTCGCCAGCCCAGTCGTGACGGCCTCAAGCGGCTTTCCGGTCTGGGCGCTGACGTCCAGGGCGATGCCCAGCAGCTCTTGAGCCTTGCCAACGTCCCTAGTGACTGTCGCTAACTTGCCTAGCGCCGGGCGGAGCTCATCGTCGGCCACGCCCACGGCCTGCGAAAGCGTGGTGATGTAGTCCTCGGTACTGGCGACGACAGCATCGCTGGCGCCCGTGACGCGCTGCAGGGTGCCTGCGAGCTTGTCCTGAGCAGCTGCATCCTCAGCGGCGGCCTTGGCCGACACAAACGCGGCAGCGCCCAGACCTGCAAGGGCGGCAGCGGCTGGCAGAGCGGCCTTTTTGATCAGGAAACCGGCCTTCTGCCCCTTGGTTTCCAGCTGGCCGAATTGCTTGATGCCACGGTCAATGCCACGGCCGTCGAAGTCGGTCAGGATTGGGATGGTTATTGCCATTAGCCCACCAGCCCTTGCACGGTCTTTTCAGCATCCTTCACCAGCGCCGCGATGCCAGCGTTGATGCGCGGGGCGTGCTTTTCAGCCAACGGCCACAGCACGCGGTCGCTGCGGGCTCGGATGTTGGCGCCCAGCGGCTTGTTGTTGCTGACAGTCTCAAACAGCACAGCCGAGGGAGTGCACTGGGAGACATACAAGACGGCGTTCTTATCCCGGCGGGTCGAGGTCTTGACCTTGACCCCCGTTCGCACTTTGTTGATCTGCCAGGGAAAGATCGAAAACGCCTTTGGCGTCCAGGACCGCGCCATGCCCGAAAGGGGAAGCTTCGGGTACAGGGACTTGGCTTCGGCCACCATGGGCGCCACGACGTCCTTTGCGGCCTTGTTGAATTCCTTGCGGAACTCGGGGTCAACCCGGCGCAACGCCTTGATTGTGTCCTTGAC